TCAAAGCCATGGTGGATTTGATTGATGAAACAGAAAATCCAGAAATTAATAATGTAAACTATCAATACGTGGCTGGACGTCAGCGTGTTAGTATGTTACGCAAAGAAGTCTATGGTAGTTATATCCCGCCAAAGTTGTTTAATATTGTTCAAAAAAATGTCAATGCAGGCATGTATACCGCCGAGCTGTTGGATTGGTACACAGAAGCAGAATGGGATATTATCGATTTATTCATTGACCATGACAAAGATGAAACGTACACCTATGCGGCCATTGCACAACTAACTGAAAAATATCTAGTACAAAATCGTGCTACTGGTGAACTTTACGAAACCCCGCAGGTTAGATATGCTGTGGCGGCTGCTACAGCATTTCATGCAGAGCCCAAAGACACTAGATTGAAATTAGTAAAGGAATATTATGAATGTGCTAGCGAAGGGCATTTTACATTGGCTACGCCGGTGTTGGCAGGTTTGGGAACTACTACTAAACAGTTTAGTTCTTGTGTTCTCATTACTGCGGATGATACTTTGGACAGTATATTCGCGGCCGGAGAAATGATGGCCAAATATGCGTCAAAACGAGCCGGAATTGGCCTAGAAATAGGTAGAATTCGCCCAGTCGGAGCCCCAATTCGCAATGGAGAAATCAAACATACGGGTATGATACCCTTTCTTAAAAAATGGTTTGCAGATTTACGTAGTTGTAGTCAAGGAGGAATTAGGAATGCAAGTTGTACTGTTACTTTCCCTATTTGGCATTATCAGTTCGAAGACCTTATCGTGCTTAAGAATAATCAGGGAACGGAAGAAACACGAGTAAGACAAATGGACTATAGTGTTGTGGTCAATAAAATGTTTTGGCTTCGTTATAAAAACAATCAAATGATAACATTATTTGATCCACATCAAGTACCTGATTTATATGAAGCATATTATAGAGATTCGCAGGAATTTGAAAGGTTATATTTACAATATGAACAAGATAAGAACATTAAGAAAAAAGTTGTATCAGCGGATGAAATATTCAAGAACGGGATACTTAAAGAACGCACTGACACAGGTAGAATCTACCTCGTCAACATCGACAATGTCATTAATCAGGGATCTTTTGATACTAGATTAAATCCCATATATCAAAGCAACCTCTGTCAAGAAATTCTATTGCCTACAAAACCTTTTCAAAGAATTGAAGATAGCAGTGGCAGGATAGCTCTTTGCACTTTGGGATCAATTAATTGGGGATCATTTACTAATCCTCAACAAATGCGTAAGGCCTGTCGTGTGTTGGTTCGCAGCCTAAGTAATTTGTTAAATTATCAAGACTTTTTGTCTATACAAAGCAAATTGGCAAATACTGAATTTGAACCCCTAGGTGTGGGCATTACCAATTTAGCATATTGGCATGCCAAACGCAACTTCAAATACGGATCTCCTGAAGCACTGGCCGAAGTCAAACGTTTTATGGAACACCAGGCCTACTATTTGACAGAAGCCAGTGTGGAATTGGCGCAGGAACGAGGTGCATGTACTCGTAGTGAATTTACATATTATGGTAAGGGCATTTTTCCCTGGGAACGCCGTAATCCCGGAGTCAATGAACTAACAGACTTTGAACCCAGTTTGGATTGGGAACCACTACGTGAACGCATGAAGCAATACGGAATTCGCAATGCCACACTAATGGCAGTGGCACCTGTGGAGAGTAGCTCGGTGGTATTAAACAGTACCAACGGGATTGAGATGCCCATGGAGTTGATCAGCGTCAAGGAATCAAAAGCAGGCAGTTTTGTGCAAGTAGTTCCTGAATATCGTAGATTAAAAAACCGCTATCAACTGATGTGGGACCAAAAAGACTGTGTGGACTATTTGAAAACAGCCGCTGTACTAGCGGCATACATTGATCAAAGTCTTAGTACAAATACATTCTATTCACCCAAACATTTCAAAGATGGTAAAGTACCTGGCACATTAATTGCTAAGAATTTGATGTTGGCCTATAAGTGGGGATTAAAAACCATATACTATAGTCTTTTATCCAAAACTGATGCTAAACATGTGTTAAATACCCATACTGAAAAAATAATCAAAACAGACACTGTGGTCATTGATGATGATTCATATTGTGAATCGTGTGTCCTATAAGGAAATAAAATGTCAAAACAACAATACGATCTAGCAACACCTACCAATTATTTAAAACGAAAAATGTTTTTGGATGGGGTAGTCACTGTACAAAGGTTTGAAGAATATCGTTATCCCAAAATTGCCAAATTTGAAGAAATTGCTCGTGGATATTTTTGGGTTCCAGAAGAAATTAGTTTGACCAAAGATAAAATGGATCATAAAGATTCCAGTGATGCAGTTAAACATATTTTTACCAGTAATCTTTTACGTCAAACAGCATTAGATAGTATTCAAGGTCGGGCACCTGCTCAGGTATTCAGTCCTGTGATCAGTATTCCTGAATTGGAAGCATTGGTCAGTAATTGGAGTTTTTATGAAACAAATATTCATAGTAAAAGTTACAGTCATATCATAAGGAATGTGTATGGAGTACCCAAAGAAGTTTTTGAATCAATTCACGATACAGCTGAAATTGTTGGTATGGCTGCTAATATTGGTCGTTACTATGAGAATCTTCATACTCTCAATTGCCGTAAAACAATGGGCGAAGAAATTAGAATTCATGATCATAAACGAGCAATATGGTTGGCCCTACATGCAAGTTATGCCTTGGAGGCACTACGTTTCATGGTGAGCTTTGCCACAAGTTTGGCCATGGTAGAAAATAAAATCTATATTGGCAACGGCAACATTATCAGTTTGATATTACAAGACGAGTTATTACATGCAGAATGGACAGCCTGGATCATCAACCAAGTGGTGAAAGATGATGCTGATTTTGCCAATTTAATTGAAGAATGTCGTGATGAAGTATATGCTATGTATATGGAAGTTATTGAAGAAGAAAAAGCCTGGGCAGATTATTTGTTCAAGAAAGGCCCAGTAATTGGGTTAAATGCTGATATTCTTAAAAACTTTGTTGACTATACAGCATTCACTCGTTTAAAAGATATTGGAATTAAATATCTTGGTGAACATCCTAAGAACAGTCCAATTCCTTGGTTTAATAAACATTTGAATATTGGTAAAAAACAAAGTGCATTACAGGAAACTGAAAGTACTAACTATGTGATTGGTGCCATGGGAGATTCTGTCAATTACGATGAACTTCCTGATCTATAAGGATAAAAAATGAAAGCTGTTGTTTGGTCGAAATATAATTGTCAGTATTGTGATATGGCTAAGGCATTGTTAAATCAAAAAAACATACCCTTTGAAGAACGCAAAATTGGTGACGGATATACCCGAGAAGAATTATTGGAGGCAGTTCCCAGTGCTAGAACTGTGCCACAGATTTTCCTTGACGATGAATTGGTGGGCGGGTACAATGAACTTAGGACACGATTAAATGGCTAACCACACCTGTACAGGCCTATGGACGTCAGGAGTTTTGCCGCCTGGAGGTAGTGGTGGTAGTGGCAGTTACACTATTGCAACAAATGGTACTGGTGGTAGTTCGCCAATTATATACACTACAAATAATACAAACACAGTCAATCCCTACATCATAAATAACAGTGGTAGTACACTAGGTATAACTGTTAAAGGTGATGCAGAATTTGACGGTAATGTCAAAATCAAAGGCAGGGATGTCAGCAAGTTGTTTGAAAAAATAGAAGATCGACTGGCTATTTTAATGGAACCAGATCCTGCTAAATTAGAAAAATTTCCTGCATTGAAAAAAGCCTACGATCATTACAAGCTACTGGAAAAGTTGATTGGCGACGAGTGATGAAAAATAACTTGGCCAAGGGTCGTAACAGTTACGATTCAACCAGTACTGGCATGGTGATTCCTTTTCTTAATAGGAATGTCACACCCTATGCCACTGAAGCAGGCAGTGTAAAATTTGAAATGGTACCCGTTACCAAACAAAAAGACTTGATGATCAATCATGCTAGAATGTTTGCTCAGCAGGAATATGATCGCATTATGGAATTGGTTGAAGTACTGGAAAAACAAGCACAACAGATCAAACGTAGATTAGAAATCACAGATTTGGTCCATGCAGCAGTTTATCAGTTTCAACCAGTAATGGGCAACGTCTATTGGTTGGTATGGGACAAACGCAAGCAACACACTTTACTAACACAACATGGGCCCGATGATTGGTCCAGTAGTGCTCCAGATGACTACGAATATATGGCACAGGTAAAATATATGGGCGACCATACTTGGTTAGAATTAAACGAAAAGGAACAAAAATGTTATTGATAAACAAGGGTTATACACAGGGCGATGTGGTCAGTTTAAAGTTGATTAACAGTGACGAATTGATTGCGGAATTTGAATCTGAAACAGATGACTCAATCAAAATTCGCAGACCTTTGGCATTGACTATGGCACAGGGCGGGTTGGGCATGATGCCATGGATGATTTTAGGCAATGATGAATATGTCACTTTACAGAAAAATCATGTGATGGCAATGAGTTTGTCTAAAAAAGATGCAGCTACTCAGTATACTGAAGGTACTACTGGAATTGCACTGAGGTAAATAGTTATATGCCCATAGAACACATCACCACTGATATAACTGTCAATTTCAATGTCACTGAATTATTGAATTCTGAAAAAATTGCCGCAGCTATTGCTCAGGCATATCCAAAAGATCCCACTTTGCAGGTTGTTGGACTTACTGTTCCTTTGCTGGCATTTACTTGTAAAAATGAAGGAATCATTGATCCAATCAGTGATGTCAAAAATGCTGTGTCAAGAATTTATGATTATTTACAAAAAGGCATCATGATGCCTGTATGGACAACATTGTATAAGTTATATAATATTTTAAAATCTTTTGGCTTGGGTGTGTTGGATCTTTCATTGGGCATACTAGGATTAAAAGTTGATGATCTGCTCAATCCAAATCTGTGTGATACTGTGGAAAAAGCTGTAAAGAATCTTTACACATCTGCTAGATCTGCATTGGATGACATTTTAAAATTTTTAAACATTCCTACACCTGCTTTTGAAGATGTACATAGTCCTGAAAAAGAAATTGAACATTTTGTAAAAAGCATTTTGTCCAGCTTGTGGACAGCTTTTTGGAAAAAAGTTGAAGAAATTAAAAATTTAATCAATACAGGATTAAGGTTATGGGATCTTGAAAATTACTACAATACTACCAGTCCAAAATCTACCTTTCCTACTCAACCGTTTTGGGAACAGGCAGTTAATGCAATTTTGGGCAAGTATTTGAGTTTGATTAAAAATCCTCCCACCATGCAGGAGATCTTAGATCAATTGAAAGCATTTGCCAAGAGTGTATATCAAAAATCTCAAATTCGAGCCAGTGAAATTATGGCAATATTACAGAGATTTGTACTACCAATAGTAGGGTTTCCCCTAGATTGGAAATTACCATTGAATACTAGAGTGCATGCCAATTCCATTGATCTAGCCCAGGTACTTGCTGACATGAAGATTTGGATCAACAACTTTGTGGCCAATCTCATGCAAAAATTCATGAATGCGATTGCTCAATTGTTGTCTATATTTCAGTTGAGTATCAGTTTCCCACCAATTCCCATCACACTCACAGCCTGCGCTATTCGAACCTATTGACAATAAGTAATTTCTACATTATAATAACGCATCAACAATGAAGCGTCTATGATCAATGTAAACTTTAACCTATACAATCCCTGGAGCAATACTTGGAATATCCTCTGGAACCGAAGCAGATTCATTGGCAAGAACAAGGCCGTGGAATTCAATGGGTATCGCACACATCATATCTTCAACGTGGATCTTCAATTCAAGCCTGTGGGTGATCATGCCGGTGCCAGAGTCATGCTGGGCGTGTTTGGATATAGTATTGAACTGCACTTCTACGACACACGGCACTGGGACTATGAAACCGACACCTGGGAAGTGTATGACTAAGAAACTCTACTACGAAAAACGTGGGCGTAGGTATGTACCTGTTGCGGAGCATGACTATGAACTCCACGATGCCATGCCCAAGGGCAATCATTTGATCATGTGCTATCCTGGCGGACGTAGCACACGCTACAACATTGATCCTGCCTTGGCACCCATGATAGCCGCTGGTCGTGTGGCTGAGGATGCTATCTGCCGAGCTATTAGCAAAGCTAGCGAAATGCGACCACAGCAAACTCCTTTAACAGAAGGACAACGCCGGGCTTGGAAAAAACTAGCTGAAGAATTTGGCAACGAACTATGTACACTACAATGTAACAGTGTTCGAGATATTGCCGAAGCCGGTTTAAAAGCCCTACAAGAAGAAGCAGATAAGTTATTGATTAATCCCAGTGTTCGTAAAGCCTACGAACATTTCCTATTGGTTGCACAACTAACGAAAGAACACAATGCACAAAACGATTTATACTGAAGTTGAAGTGGATGTAGATCTGTCAGACTTTGATACTGATGATCTTATTGAAGAGTTAGAATCACGTGGTTCAGGCACGCCAGATTATGGCGATGGCAAGGAAACATTGCTAGCCATCTACGATAAGCGTAGGCTTGGACAAGATTATCAAACAGAACTGGATCGACTAATTTGGTTAGGATTGGGAAAGATTATATGATATTTGACTGGTTTAGAACACGCAGAGATTATGAGATGCCTGTAGTAATACCGGAAG